TACCAAAATCTTTTGTTGATAACTTACCTTTATATTCTGCTACCTGCTCCATAGTTTCTACATCCATAACATGAAAAGCGGAATAATCTGTTCCATCACCCCTACTTACATCAGCAGATACAATGTAATCTTTTGTATAGTTAGCAGGTTGCCATACCCAAAAGTTACTATCGATTCCTCTTTTTTCTAAAGGATTATTAGTATGTGTTTGTTTATACTCCTCTAGTATTACACCATCGACTACTGTTTGACCAGAAGTGATGAAATCACAATCACACTCTTGTGCTGCTAATGAAGGACCTAATAGTTTATCTTGCTCACCCCTCCACTCATCATTTCTTTCAGGATGTAGATTCCAATGTAATCTAATAAAGTTCCAATCATTTGTTCCATCTTCTGCACCTACCCAAGTTTTGTGAAACCAATTACCCACACCATTTGGAGTAGATAGTGCAATACATTGCCCACCAGTAGATAATGTCTGTGAAGCGGCTGCCCATATTGGTTCAATCTTATCAATGAAAGCGGCCTCATCCAATATTAATAATGAAAGAGCCTCAGAACGACCAGAATCTTCTCCGCTTGAGACCGCTTTAATCTGTGAACCATTTTTGTATCTTAGAGATAGTTTGTTATCCTCAACACAATTCTGTTTCAACCAAGAGGGTAAATTGGCGTGCATTACTCTTACTTTAGTGACTAAATTTTTTGCAGTATCTTGTTTAGTAGCGATTACTAGTATATTTTTGTCCTGTCCAAACGTCATCATCCACAAAGAATATCCGGCAGTTAGTGTTGATAATCCTAACTGACGAGCCTTTAGTATGATATTAAACCTGTGGTCTTCAAAAGTCTGCAGTGATTTTTCTTGAAAATCCCAAAGATGAAAAGGGACTTTACCCTTCATTGGATGTTGAACCACACAATACTTTTTAAGAAAATATGCTGGATCTTTTGCACATTTCACATATTCTTTTTTGATTACTTCTTTTAATGGTGCAGGTTTCATTATATCTTCCCTAAAATAAATCCAATAAATAACCAAAGATATTGATTCTCATACCACTTTGGTTCAACTAACTCTACCAACTTTTCATTCATTTCGTCACGTGCTTTCAGTAATTTGATCTGAGAATCTTTAGCTTCTATCAGTAATGAATCGACATTAGAAGATTCTTCAAATTTTTCTATTAAAGATTCATAATCACTAATTAATACTTTTTGTGATGAAATTAAAGAATCAGCTTTTTCAATCTTACCTTCCCATTGAGCATCACGTGCTTTAATCATTTCTAAAGCTTCTGCCTCTGTAAAAGTTGTTTGTGCTAAAAGAGGTGTTAGAAGTAATATCCAGATATACTTCATATTATTTACTCTTTGCAAACTTTCTTAAAAAATCTTCAGCAGATTCGACTTCATCATTTTCATAAACTTCTTCCATCTTTTTAGTTTTCTTTTTAGAGATAGTTAGTTTTCTTTTCATATTACCTATTTCTCTTCTGGATGCAGTCTTAGCTTCCTCTAATTCTTTGATTTGCTTTTCTACTTTCTTCTCTTCTTTTTTGTTTTCCTCAATAACTTTTTTAAGTTTCTGAACTTCTTTACTTTTTACCTGCTTAGCGGCAAATAAGCCACCAACTAGTCCAAAGATTCCTAATATTACTTTCCAAAGTTTCATAACTAATTCTCCAATTCGTTAAGGGTTTCTTCAAATTTCTCTAATGCTTCATCAGCCATAGACTTTATCTTTTCTGTATCTACATTCCAAGTTTCTTTTTCCAATTCGGGATAATTGACACCGATATTGTTATACCATTCGGGTGCTTTCATATCTTTCCATTCTTTTATTGCCTGTATCTGCTCTTTTAAAAAAGATATTTTATTTTCTTTAACTTTTTGTTTTTCCCACTCATCATACTTTCCTTCAAGTCTAAGTTTGTGTTCAAAATCTAATTGACAATCAAAGCAATGTTCGTAGAGTCTCCACATTTTATCGTCTAATCTTTTTTTCATTACTTTCTTACAAGAAGGACAAAATAAAGGCATCCTAACATCTTGCATTAATTCAGTCATCTTTGGTATTACATCACCCTTTTCTTTTCCTTTACCCTCGTAACCAATCATAACTCTTTTGTCTGGTTCTCTACCAGATAATAAATCACCTAAAACTTTGTTTTGTCTTTCTGATTCTTTACTATATCCCATAACCTACTCCTATACGAATTTTAACATACCCAAAATTTGATTTGCTGGTGCGAATGCTCCTGTGTATTTGTAGAGTTTACCTTTATAAACAAATGTAACCCCTTCCGATGGAACAACCGCATCTAATCCACCTAAGGCTTTTAGTCTATCTAACTGAACTTTTAATGTGTTCAATACTTTTGGGTCTTTAGACTTTTTAACTTTGTTGATTGTACCCACCAAATCCTTCCTAATTTTTTGAGCTGCCTCAGATGGATTTGCTGCAATAAAGTCACTCATATTTTTTAATATCTCTGCACCCAACTCAAAGAAGAGAACTTCCCAATCCCTAATATGTTCTTTTTGTAGTTTAGCATGATTCATCTTATCAGTGCTCAAAACCCAATCTAAAAACTTCGGATACTTTTCTAAATCTTTTCTAATTTGTGGTATCTTATATGACTTATCAAAGAACGCCCATCTCTTTGTTAATTTCATCAAAATTCTATTATCAGGATGTTTGTAATCTGTTTGTTTTCCACCATTATAAATATACTCCATCCAATATGCTTGATGGTAATCAGCCAAAGTGTCGGTATCTTTTAACTTATATTCACTTTGTAATTTTTTCAATTTACCTAAAAAGTAACTCTGTCTCTTACTGAAATCTTTAACCTGTGGTAGATTAGCAACAAATGGTTTCGTTATTGTATAAGTTTTTTGTATGTCTTGATTTATTTGTTTTATCATACCAGCCAACACCCTAGCACTTTCTCTATTTTCTCCAATAGGAGAGCCAAATTCATCATACTCTATAGTTCCATGAAATTGCAGTAGAGATTTATCATAAGGTATTACATTTGATGTAGCAGGATACATAACCTCTAAAGACATAAATCTTTTACCTTCACCAAATATTTTGTCTTTTTGTTTCTTACTTAAACCCTTTAAAGCTTTAGTTAAATCATTCATTGCGGTGACAAAGGCTTTCTCTATGTCACCTCTACCAGAAAACATATTCTTAATACCATTGGCATCTAAAGCATTAGCACCAAAGTTTTTGATGTGTCCTTTGTTTCTTGCTGCGATAAGTTTGTCGTTTTTCCAACTTATCATTATATTCTGTCCATCAGTTTTTTCTGTAACCGGTCCTTCTTTATCAAGTTTACCTTGTAGTGTATTAATAATTAGTTTCTTAAAATCTGAAAATGTCAATTTTTTATCATCAAATGGATGATTTAAATGTCCATATGCTCCACCCTCTAACATCAATTCTTTTTTCCACCATTCTTTAGAGAATGTTTTTTCTTCTAAAAATTCGATGTTGTCTAAATCTATAGTATCTAAGAAACTTTTATCTATTTCCGCACTTGCACCAGCCGCAAATACACTTCCTATTATATTATCAATTGCCGCAGATGTTCCCATCCAATCAATCACCTGCCAACCAATTGGGCCTACAACGTCATCCAAATGTTTTTTATATTTATTAACAGCCGTATTAGAACCACCTTGTGTTCCATGATCCATATAAGTTAGTGGTACAGAATTGTAATGTTTTTGTCCTGGTTTTCTTCTAGTATGGTCTTCTACAGCTTTTGCAACATTTTCTTCTGGTTTTATAATATTATTTCTGACAGCGTAATCAACAACCTTCCATCCCTCTTTTTTGTAAATACTATCTAACCATTCCTTAGATGTTTTTTCATACGCATTTAAAGTTTGATAATAGGTTGAAGGGCCATCATCTAAATTTCCTTTTAAACTATCACTATATTCTAATAAAAATTCTTTTATCAAATCTTCGGATATATCAATTGTTTCAAATAATTTTTTAAATTTATTTGTCATCATATTGTATATACCCTTATCGAAATATTTGAATGTCTTCTTAAATGTCTTCTGTCTTTCATCATCACTATACTTTGGGTTTCCTAATAAATCTCTCATCTTTGTCCCACTAAGATTACCTTGCTGTGGTGCAGTCAATATGTAACCATGAGTTTCATATCCCTGTAAATTATTTTTGTTCTGATTAAAGTCTTGATAGTATGTTTTACTACCATCTTTTTTAGTACCACCTTTTAATCTACCAGCATCCTTCTGTCCAAATGCATACACCACAGCTGTTGTATCAGCATTAAATTTTTTCAAAAGATTTACAGCAACATAAGGTGTTTTTTCTTGTATTATTCTATTCTTTGGAATACCCATCTTTACCATATGTCTTACTTTCTCTTTGAAATCCATTGGATGTCTTGGTGGTTGTTTGATGTTGGATGTTGTTATATATGCTTCGTCAACCTTTGATGCTAACCATTTATATGTTGCTAAATGACCAGGATGAAAAGGCTGAAATCTACCACCAAATACTCCAATTACTTTTTTTATCTTTGAAGTTTCCTCATTCATTTTTAATTTTTTTCGTAAAGCATCAATTTGTTTTCTAACTTTTTTTTGTGCAGGACTATTAGGCATCATCTTAAAAGCTTTATTGTACAACTTCATCAATTGAACTTTATCATTTTCATTAATATTTTCACCAAGTA